GCTGCATCGGTTGCGTCGCCACACAGCACGCGATGCCCGTTGCAGACCCAGACATCACCCGGCTTGGACACCGGGGTCACCGGCACCTCGGGCGCTGCATCCTCATCGGTCTGGCCCTCGGTGGTGGTTTCCTCACCCGCCATGATCTCCAGGATTTCGTCGGCATCAAAGCCGGTAAGTGCCAGATCGAAATCATCGAGTTGGAGCTCTTCGAGTTCGAGGCGCAGCAGGTCATCATCCCAGTCCGCCCAGGTGGCCGAGCGGTTGACCAAGATACGGAAGGCCTTGATCTGTGCCGGGGTGAGGTCGTCGGCCAAGATGATGGGCACGGTCGTCAAGCCAAGCTTACGCGCAGCTTTCAAACGAAGATGCCCGTCTACAACCTCGCCGGTGCTCTTGGCAATGATCGGCAAGCGAAACCCGAATTCGGTGATGGCACTGGCCATTTGATCGACCACATGGTCGTTTTTACGCGGATTGCGTGCGTAGCCAATCAATCGCTCAATCGGCCATTGTTCGAGTTTGAGGTCAGCCATGTGCATCGTCTGTCTCCAATCGTTGTGCTGCGACCTCGGCAAAGGTCTGTCCGGTGGCCACCAAGGTCACCGGGATATCGGGGTGGTTTTGTTGAAAGCGTTTCACCGTCACATCGGTGTACTCTGGGGCGAGTTCGATGGCGCGTGCCACACGGTGGGTCTTTTGCGCGGCCAGAATCGTGGTGCCAGAGCCGCAAAAGGGCTCGAACACCCTATCGCCGGGGTTGGAGTACGCCAGCAGAATGTGCTCGGGCAAGGCCACCGGGAACACCGCCGGGTGGTCGATGTCCTGACCTATTCGGCCCTTGTGGCGCATGACCCGGATCACTGAATCCGGTATCTTGGTGTCCTGAGTGGGCGCTCCGATGGCCGTCCAGCCGCCAATCGTGCCATCGGCCTTGCGCATCGCGGTTGAACTGCCGTCCTTGCGCAAATGGGTTTCCTGACCAGCAAACTTGCACGGCACGATCTTGTTGGCTTGTCGAGACTGCCGGTTGAAATGAAACACAAACTCAAAGGCTGGCGCCAATCGGCCATTCCAGTCACCAGGCAAACCCGGCCCCTGATCCCAGACGTACCAGCCAAAACGCCGCCAGCCGGTCTTGCGCATCCAGGCCAGCCAGCCGTCCCAGTAGGGAATAAACTCGTTGTCGCGGTGGATCAAACCGAGATTGACCAGCACTTGCCCATCGCCAGCCATGGGCAAGTTGGCGAAAACGCCTCGCATCAGAGCATCCCAATCCGCAATGCCTTGCGTGTAGTTGCGCTGCTGGCCGTAGGGTGGGCTGGTGAAGCACAGGCTGGCTTGCTCACCAGTCATCAGGGCGGCAACAACAGCCGGGTCAGTCGAGTCGCCGCAGATCAGACGGTGCGCACCCAGTTGCCAGATGTCACCCACCTGGCTGGCCGGGGTGTCAGGCGCATCAGGGATGTCCTCATCACTGGTGTCGCAGGAGTTGCCAATTGGCAATTCCTCGGGCGTGCCTTGCTGTGCATCCTCGTCGCCCAGCAGGTCGGCGAGTTCGTCATCACTGAAGCCCGTCAGTGTCAGGTCGAACCCAAGACCAGACAGGTCGGCCAGTTCAGAGGCCAGCAGTTCTTCATTCCATCCGGCGGCCAACGCCAATTGGTTGTCGGCCAGAATGTAAGCCCGGCGCTGGGTTGGCGTGAGGTGGTCGATCACGACCACTGGCACGACATCGAGCCCGAGCTTCTTTGCAGCAGCGAGACGACCATGGCCAGCCAAAATCCCGCCATCGCTCGATACCAGCAACGGCGCAGTGAATCCGAACTCGACGATGCTCGACGCGATCTGTGCTATCTGCGCATCCGAGTGGGTGCGGGCATTCCTGGCGTAGGGTGTCAGGCGCTGCAGCGGCCACATCTCGATCTGCCTGGCCATGGCTGGGGTGAAATTCATTCTGTGGTCTCCTGTTGGAGTGGTGTGACGTGCCAAGCTTTGGATTGCTATGTATTTCTCTTGTGACTACAATGAGACTACTTTATTGATTCAGGAGATGTGCCATGAGCAACGCCGACACCTATGTGCGAGCACGTATCAGCAGCGAAACCAAGATGCGCGCCAGCGATGCACTGGCGGCCATGGGCCTTTCTGTCTCGGATGCCATTCGCCTCTTGATGCTGCGCATTGCCGACGAGCGCCGCCTGCCGTTCGAAATCCATGCACCCAGTGCCAGTAGCCGTCAGGCACTGGCCGAGATCGAGGCCGGCAAGGTTCAGCGCTTCGCTACCGTGGACGACCTGATGGCTGACCTGCATGCGGACGATTGACCGTCCAGGCTCTTTCAAGCGCGACTACAAACGCGAGGCCAAAGGCCAGCATCGCGCCACGCTCGATGCCGATTTACTGCCCGTGCTCAAAGCGCTGGTGACTGACCAGCCGCTGGATGTCCGTTACCGCGATCACCCGCTGGTCGGCGATTGGCTGGGTTATCGCGAATGCCACATCAAGCCGGATTTCCTGCTGATCTATCGCAAGATCGGTGACGATCTGCTGGTGCTGGCACGCCTGGGTTCGCATAGCGAACTGTTCAACTGATCAGCGCAGTTGCTGGGTGATCTCGTAGGCCAGTACCGGCACCAGGGCTTCGAGGGATTGACGCAGGGTGTCGCGTACCAGGGTTTCGATGAGCTCGGGCGGCAGGGTTGCCAGTACGGGGTCTTGGGCAACAGGATTGGGGCGCAGGCCAGCCGAGAAGGCGGCACTAACCGCCTGTGCGGCTTTGCAGCGCTGGCAACCTTCTGGGTGAGACATCAGAAATTCGTTCATCGGGTTAAATCCTCCAAAGATTCACGAATGGCGGTGTCCAGGATGTCGGTGACGCCACGAACATCCGGGGTCGCCACCACCAGGGCGACGATTTCTGGGGCGACCTTTCGCGGAATCTGCTGCATGCGGTCGCGCAGTTGCCGGGCGAGTGTGAAGAACAGGGTGTCGGTATCGGCCTTACTGACCAGCTTCTCCGAACGTTCTTCGAATTCAAGTTTGGCCAGGCGGGCGGCGTAGGTCTCGCGTACTGCCCGGGCCTTGTGGTAATCGACGCCTCGGGTGTCGTCGCTGGTCTGGGGCGATGACGCGGGCGGCGCGGCTGACGCTGACACTCGGGCGGTGGCAACCTTCGGGGTGGTTGGTTGTGCGGTCCGGGTGCGCTGGTCCCATTGGGCATCGGCTTTGATCGGATCGATGCTGCCGTCGGGTTCGGGATGGACACGGCCGCTGGCAATCGCCTTCCTGACCGCTTCGTGGCTGACACCGCGATGTTGTGCGTAAGCACGAATGGAAATACCCATTGGTTGTTCTCCTTGGTTGATCACGTTGTGGAAATATTTGACCCTGCTGGCAACCTAATTCCACTTGGTTGCCACCGCGTCGGGCAGGCGAAACCCTTGTCCCATAAGGCTTTGCGCCGGTTTGGTGGGTGGCAACTGGCAACCGGCAACCTATTTTTTATCTCTGACGCTAGGCAAGCCTCGCGCTGCGCGCGGCCCCCGCTTCAGGAATGGCCCGGGAGGACCCATAGCGCGCTGCCTCGGCCACTCTGAGCGACAAACGCACTCCAGCCAATACCAAGCCTACCCCGGAGTGCGAAATCGCTCTAAACCTCTTCCTGAAGCGTTCCAGGGCCATCGACTGTCACTTTCCCTACTTGCCTTCATGCCTCCTGCAGGCCTCCCTCAACCCTTGGTCAACTCTTCCCGCAGTGCCCGCTCCATCTGGCGCTGGTACTCACGCAGTGCCACGCTTCGCACGGTGTCAGCCAGTCCCAACCGGGGCTCGACCTTCTGTTGGCTGCGCAGCAGGTACAAAGCCAGAATGCGTTTGTCCTCGCGACGCTCGAACACGGCACCGGCTTGGTAGAACACGTTTTTCCTGGCCAACAGCTTGCCCGGCCACTGGCTTTTGGGGATGACGCGACTCTGTGCCGTCTGTGCCATCGGGCCGACGGGAATGGCCAGCTTGCCGGTCTTGGTGCCGCCAGTCTCTTGCAGCGCCATGAAGCGGTCGCGCGACCAGACCTCGGCCATCAGCGTGCGGGGCTTGGCTGGTGTGACGCCGATGCCCCACCTGACCCAGGGTCGGCGCAGGTTGAAGCGCTCGGGCAGACTGTCGCGCACCGCATCACGGGCGTCGAACGCCGTGCGGGTCAGTGCCTTGGCTGCGGCATCGGGGATGCGCTTGGCCGCCAGGTCTGAGAGATGCTCAGTGGCCTTGGCTGCATCGGCTCTGACATCAAGA